ATGGCGCTGTCTGATGCGTGGTTGCGTTCAGTCGTTGGAAAGGAACGTGATAAGGTTTTGGTTAAATCCGATCGTGATGGTTTGTCTGTCAGAGTATCACCGAAAGGTCGCGTAGTGTTCCAATATCGTTATCAATGGGCAGGGAAAGGTGAGCGTCTTGATATCGGAACTTACCCGGCAACTGGATTAAAAGAGGCCAGAGAAGAAGTTATCCGTCTCCGTGGTGAACTCGAGTCAAACCGTAATCCACGATTGGTCAAGCAGGCTGAAAAACGAAAAGCTACTGAAGCCATGACGGTAGAGTCTGTGATCCGTGCCTGGTATGAAGCATATTGTGTAAAAAATAAAAAAGGTTCTGAACAGATACTCCGCTCGTTTGAGCTGCACCTGTTCTCTAAAATCGGGAATATCCCTAACGATGCAGCTACATTGCATGATTGGTTAGAAGTCCTGGAGCCTCTTAGCACTAAGACTCCAGCAATAGCAGACCGATTGCTAATTAACGCAAAGCAGGCCCATGTCTGGGCGTATAAGAGAAAGCTCATTGAAACTCGCCCGCTGTCGGATATCACGGGTAAAGATATGGATATCCGTAAAGGTCAGAAGAAACGGTTTCTGACACATGATGAAATTAAAATCCTTTATGCTGCGATCGATGGTTCTCGAATGGTTCCTAAATACCGGGCCTTCATTAAACTATTGCTTCATTTTGGTTGCCGTAGTTCAGAGCTAATTACTGCCAAGGTGGACGATTTTGATTTCATTAATAAGATATGGACTGTACCACCAGAACGACATAAGACAGGGGATATAACAGGCGAACCGCTAAAGCGGCCCATTATTGAACCGGTTGAAGAGATTATAAAATACGTTATCTCTATGAACAACGGTTCCGATATGCTTTTTACTAAGGAAGGAAGCAGGGAACCAGTTGGTCGGACATCATTGCAGTCGCTGCCTTACAATTTAATGCAGTACGCATGGCGGCGTTTGGGGTATCAATTTCCTCATTGGTCTCTTCATGATTTGAGACGAACAGCACGAACAAACTTTTCTGATCTTACTGCGCCTCATATTGCAGAAATAATGCTAGGTCATAAACTGCCAGGGGTATGGCAAGTTTATGACAAGAGCGATTATCTAGAAGAACAGCGTAAAGCCTACCAGGCATGGTGGGAGAGAGTTGAATCGATTGTTACTTGTACTAACTCAGACTCTAACTGATAGGATAGTTTACGTAGCTAGAACGCAATAGGATATGACGATCTGCTTTGAGCAAGTAGTTGATATCACGTACAATGTGATCTTTATCGAATAATACACGAGGTGAAAATGAATAAGTTATTCATAAATCATATCAACGAAAATTATATTCAGATAAGTCATCGTTCATCTTTTAATTGCAATACTGAATTGTTTAACGCAACTGTATCAGTTGGTAAGTCGCTTGAGGATTTAATCTGCGCTTGTCGGTCTCTGAGTATAGAAGGTGCGGATGGTAACAATTTAAGCATTATGACTAGCAGCCTGAAGAAAAAACTAAGAGAGCTTGTTGTTACAAATTTTCCCTTAACAAAAGTCTACCAACAAACAGAATTTGGTCCTGGAGTAAAACAAGAAGAAATCAACTCATCTTCTATGATAATTCAAATATTTCAATTTTACCTAGGGGCGATATCTAATTGTGATATCATATTACATCTCAAATTTTTTGTTGAAAGCCTTTCTATTACGGAGTCATTTGTTGGCAAACCCCCAAAAACTCTTTTACATGAATATTTCCAAAGACATCAACACATAATCCCTACATACAAAACCACCTTGGCTGGTGGGACCGAGCATGCACCAATATATGAGTCTGAAATAGCACTTCCTAATGGACAGATATTTATCGGAAGTGGTGAGAGTAAAAAAAAAGCAGAGAATAATGTTGCCAGTTTAGTTTGCAATCATTTGAATTTGAAAAACAATAAAAAACAAATATTAAAATCTAATAGTATTATTTCAGCATGGGGTGGCGTACAGAAACCGAATGTTAAAGAGTGTTACATCAACAATGAATTGAACATGGCTTTTGGTTTTTCAAATAACTTTAATTCAATCCAGGCTTTTATACCCCCTAGAATAAAGGGTAAAAATAGATCTATAAGTTCGCACAGAGATCTCGCTACTTTAGGTTCGCATTATATTTCCTTACTAGCTTCAGTAAGCCTACTTGAGATAATAAAAAATGGACAGAATGTTATTGACAGAACTACGTTAGGGATCATGGTGTTATCTGAAAAAAACTTTATGAGATTCTATAACTCAGGTTTTATTTCAATAGATTCTCTCCCCTATAAAGGACATCCAGATTATACAACTATATCTTATTATGTAGATTGTATTCAGGCATTGTTTGGAATGTCTCTTCTAAATCTGATAACTAAAAATAGTAAAATTCAATATAATGAGTTAATTTGCTCTTCCTCTGCAACAAATTGGTTGTACAAAAGAATAAAAAACTATAATTTGGATGAAGAATCTAATAAAGATATTATACCGACACTGACTTTGCATAGAATGCAAAAATACGGATTTGTATTTAAACTTATAAAAAATCTAGATGTATATCAGCTTGAAATAGCTCATATTCGTAATGGGGATAATTTTGTTATCTATGCAGATCCTCTAATTCAAACAAGAAAAGATGCGATGACTAGGCTTGCGGGAAGTTGCCTTAAAGCATTGGATAGACTTGAAGGTGTGTTTCTCGAACCTCCTAGGTCTGAAGATTCTAAAAAAAATCAAAAAAAATTGATTTCATACTTACTTCGTAATATATCAGAAGACAGGCCAGTGGTCTTAAGTGAAGAGCAACTCTCCGTAATATCAAAGAAAAAAAATGAATACGTACAATATGACTTTGATATGCTTAAAGAAAAATTCTTGTCACAAGAAATGAATTACCTTGAAGCTTCAGTTATATTATTTTTACTCCACCAAAAATTAATGTTGGTGGACGACAGCATTGATAATATTTGCTATCTATCGCTACCTATTTGGAGTGATCAAAATTCTCTTGACTACGATAATTTTAATGATTCATCTGCATCTGCAGATGCAGATGCAGATAATCATGTAAATATAAATTTTATTCTGGATTCCATTGAAGATTCCCAAGAAAAACAGTATATAAACTATGATAGCGCCGCTAAAGCCAGCAGTTTGGGTGAGATTTTATCAAGATATGATAGGTTAAATGCAGATTGTTTATCTCAATTATGGGATAAAAGGAAAAGTAGTTTTAAATACATTGAAGAAGCTGCAATAGTGCTCTCTAAAATTCGTTATGAGCGAGGATTAGATTTTAAGTTAATGAGTTACAAAAATTTTCTATCTACCAGCATGATTAAAGAACTTCAACTTCCATCGTTTGATGAAGAAAACTCAAAACCCTTACAAATAAAGTCAGATTTACAGCTTGCAAAAGTAAAAAAACAATCTAAAAAAATATTTAGTGCGACTGAAAAATTTGATTTTTCAACAGCAGGGAGTTTTAAAATAAATAACTCTGATGAACGAAAGGTTATAAATAGAAACGTCACGATACGTATAGGTCAAAGCGACTTCAGAAATAAACTGATAAACGTTTGGGGGCAATGTGCCTTTACTGGGTGCAAAACAATAGCAGTACTTGATGCAGCTCATATTTATCCTTACAGAGGAGATAAGGATAATCATATAAAAAATGGCTTGTTATTGCGTACTGATATACATCGTCTCTTTGATAACTATCTAATATCTATTGACCCAGCGACTTTAAGGATTCACGTAAGTGATATGGTGCGCGATAGGTACTATCAGGAGCTGAATGGTGTCCTATTGAGGGACAAGGTTGGGTTGTCTATGCAAGCTCTAGAATACCATTGGTTTTATTTTACATCACAGGGTGATTAGTAATCTTGATAAGCTATCCAACCATTAAAATACCAAGAAGTAATTAACATCCACTTATGGCACAGAGTAGACAGTCAGATTAGGTTTAGCTCTGTGCCATAGATGTGTTAGCTCACATCTGAACTAATACGTATTACTCAATAACTCCCGCAAACCTGTATATCTTGTGTGATGCCCATTTATTGGGGCAGGATTTAATATCAGGATCTGGAAAGTCAGGCCTATATTTCTGGCCAGTTCTCCTGTTTACGCTGTTCCAGCGAAGAACTGTCGATACTGAAACGCCACAGAAGTCGGCGACTTGTTTAGTTGTCATTAAGTTGTTCATTACTTCACCTCCTGCGGTGGCTCCGGTAGCGGCATCCAGTGGGTTACTTTCAATGCCGGTTCTTCCCCATCGTCAGTAACTGCCCACCATTTGTTTCTCGAACAATCGTAATACCCTTCGAAGGTATCGCACTCAGTCCAGCCGTAAGACTTACCCCAACACCAAACATATTGTTTATCGTTCGGCATTCGCTCACTACAGCTTATCCAACCATCCGGAGTTACCGGAGAGTTGTCAGACAGCTTGTTCAACTTGTAAGTCTGGCTTACAGGTTTGACACCGTGAAGCATGGTGGTGCGGCAGGCGTTCCAGCCTTCATCAAAACCGACTATGCCATTATTTAAAGTCGGACGAGCATCTGGCACCACCGGCACTGGCTTGGCTATATATAGCGGCTGAACATACCAGCCCTTTGATAACCAACTGTCAGCAATGTTTTTACTCCTGGTTATTGCTGGAATACCTAAGCCATTGTCTGAATGTAGCCATGCCACCGGCTCCTCTTCCAGCGATGCCAGAGCAATTTCATAAGCACGGCGCTCAATATCGTCTCGAACCTCCAGGCTGCTGATACGCTCTTTGATTTCTTTAATCAGTTCTTTATCGGTAAATGTGGTCATTATGCTCCAGCCTCCGGTGCTTTTGGCATTACTGCCCAGTGAGTGATATTGACGCTTTCAATGTCCCCGACCTGAAATGTCCACTGCCATTCTCCGGTTTCTTTTTGTCCCCAGGTGTACCAGAGAGAACGCCAGCCAATCAGCCAGCCTTCTCCGTTAGCATCAAATAACAGAACACTTTCATTTGCTGGTGGTAGTTCAGCTGACACTGGTATTATTTTGTTTTCCAGTGCCGCACATTTAGCTTCAAGCGCATCGAATTTACGTACCAGGTACTCAGCATTTGTTTCGTTCACTTTCAGATCTCGCGGTACACATTTCCCGCGAAGAAACCCTTCCATTTCGAAAACATTCATGCGCATTTGCGTAACTCCGATAACTCGTTAAAACGTTCCATAAACATCCCGTAGGCATGGCCTGGAGCCAGTGGAATCACTTTGAACATCTCTGTTGCCGGGATACCTTCCAGTACAGGCCAGAAAGAGCCATCATCAAGTCCGAGATCGCGGCGTTCGGTTGCCAGCATGATGAGATCGGCATATTTCACTGGCGTGCTCATAACCGGGGGTAACCCGTATTTCTCACGGATTACGGCGTCTATTTTTTCTTCCATCCGTTTATAGTCAGGAAGAAGGCGTTTCAGTGGTGCGGGAATGTCCTGGCAATACGCTTCTGTTGCATCATGCATTAACGCTTCAAAAGCAAATTCCTGCGGCACCAGCTGGCTGCAAAGAACCGCATGTTGGGCGACGCTGTAGAAGTGCGAAAGATGACCGGCAAAGCGACAGATATTTGAAAGGGAAACCGCGATATCGTTAATATCGATGTCGTCTTTATTTATCCTGTCATAATAAAAATGCTTCCCGGAAAAAGTTTTAATAAATGACATTTTGTTCTCCACGTATATGCGCTGCACCGCGCTGAATTTTGGTTAAAGAAAACCCTCGCCATCAGGCGATTATTGAGTTAATTACGTTTCCATAAATGCCCCCGCAGGGGCATTTGCAGTAATGAAATCAGGCGGTGAAAGTACCAATAAAGGTTTCTACTTTGCTGTCTTTGAATTTTTCAACAAGCAGATCACGAAATTCGTTAGCCATTTCTTCCTGTACTGCTTCCAGCTGAATAATGCGCAGAACCAGTACAGGGCGATCACCAGTGATAATGCTGAGGCGTAATTTAAACGGACGTTCTTTCAGGCCTTCAAATGGAACGCATTTAAACTCAAATGCTACTGGCATAATGTCTTTGGTTTTCGCTTCGACAGACTCCATCAGAGAGCGTTTGCCGCTGAAGTCATTGTCTTCAAAATCAGCGGTCTGGTTTGCTTCAATCGTGATTTTACGGACCGCCGCAGCCGCTTTTGTTGCCTGAATGGCGTCACCATTAGCATCAAAGCCCACAAGGTAGTCGGCCCAGTCTTCAATCCATTCTGCCAGTGACTTCTGGGAGTTACGCTCGCCGTTAACAGACAACAGGGCAGAGAACGGTGCTGTCTTTTTCAGTTTGAGAGTGGCGGTGTTATCTGCGTGACCTGGTTCATCAATAGTACCCAGGTTAAGCACACTGACGGCTCGCATATTATCAGCATCGATAAAGCAGCGGGTGCCTTCATCTGCAAGATCTTTAGAATAACGGGTAAAGTCATCGATGCTGGCAGTGGAAAGCGCACCACGGAAACGGAAGCGATTTAAATTAAATTTTTCCAGATCATGAATGCGGAAATTCTCAGGCAATGCCACAGCATCGGCACCAATTTTACTGATAATTTCATTAACACCCTGAGCAGAAATAAGGGCATGGATTTGATTAATTGCGGTTGCGTCTAAGTTCTGAGACATAATAAGTCCTCACTATATAAAGATATTCAGTGATGAGATAAATAATCAGTTAATTAAGAACGATATTAATGACCTGCTGCGCGGAGTTTTCCGTCAGGTTCACCGGCAAGAGTCAGTAATTGTCCCTGGTCTTCCTGCAGAATAGTCAGGCGACCACCGCGATTGACATACATCGGCGTTTCGGTGGTGTCTTCTTCGGAAATTTTCCCGCGGTTAGTCGGGCGAACATATGAGAGTTTGTGTTTGATTTTCACACGGTTCTCATCAAACGGTTCGATTTCCAGGTTGAGCGAGACCTTACCTTTGGTTTTCGTGTTCATCACACCGGAAGCGACTTCACTGAGAACTGCGCCGATTTTGGTTTCAAATACGCCGCCGTCCAGCTCCCCGATAAATGCCTGCACATCAGTACTGCGTTCGCTAGCCATTTTGCTGCTCCCCATCATATCGACCCTGCAAGGTCGGTTGGTTTCTCCACAAAACAGAGAAGAACACCTGCGGTGACTGCCGCCCGGATGGATTGGGTTATGAGCCCGTCGTCCGGTGATGCTCTTCTCTGTTTTGTAAAAAGAGCGGTACGCGCCCCACGCTGACGGTTTCTAACCTGTACGGTATGGTCACCGGGATGGCGGAAGATATGCAGAGTCTGGTCGGCGGAACGGTGGTCCGGCGTAATGTTTACGCCCGTTTTCTGGATGCGGTGAACTTCGTCAACGGAAACAGTTATGCCGATCCGGAGCAGGAGGTGATCAGCCGCTGGCGCATTGAGCAGTGCAGCGAACTGAGCGCGGTGAGTGCCTCCTTTGTACTGTCCACGCCGACGGAAACGGATGGCGCTGTTTTTCCGGGACGTATCATGCTGGCCAACACCTGCACCTGGACCTATCGCGGTGACGAGTGCGGTTATAGCGGTCCGGCTGTCGCGGATGAATATGACCAGCCAACGTCCGATATCACGAAGGATAAATGCAGCAAATGCCTGAGCGGTTGTAAGTTCCGCAATAACGTCGGCAACTTTGGCGGCTTCCTTTCCATTAACAAACTTTCGCAGTAAATCCCATGACACAGACAGAATCAGCGATTCTGGCGCACGCCCGGCGATGTGCGCCAGCGGAGTCGTGCGGCTTCGTGGTAAGCACGCCGGAGGGGGAAAGATATTTCCCCTGCGTGAATATCTCCGGTGAGCCGGAGGCGTATTTCCGTATGTCGCCGGAAGACTGGCTGCAGGCAGAAATGCAGGGTGAGATTGTGGCGCTGGTCCACAGCCACCCCGGTGGTCTGCCCTGGCTGAGTGAGGCCGACCGGCGGCTGCAGGTGCAGAGTGATTTGCCGTGGTGGCTGGTCTGCCGGGGGACGATTCATAAGTTCCGCTGTGTGCCGCATCTCACCGGGCGGCGCTTTGAGCACGGTGTGACGGACTGTTACACACTGTTCCGGGATGCTTATCATCTGGCGGGGATTGAGATGCCGGACTTTCATCGTGAGGATGACTGGTGGCGTAACGGCCAGAATCTCTATCTGGATAATCTGGAGGCGACGGGGCTGTATCAGGTGCCGTTGTCAGCGGCACAGCCGGGCGATGTGCTGCTGTGCTGTTTTGGTTCATCGGTGCCGAATCACGCCGCAATTTACTGCGGCGACGGCGAGCTGCTGCACCATATTCCTGAACAACTGAGCAAACGAGAGAGGTATACCGACAAATGGCAGCGACGCACACACTCCCTCTGGCGTCACCGGGCATGGCGCGCATCTGCCTTTACGGGGATTTACAACGATTTGGCCGCCGCATCGATCTGCGTGTGAAAACGGGGGCTGAAGCCATCCGGGCACTGGCCACACAGCTCCCGGCGTTTCGTCAGAAGCTGAGCGACGGCTGGTATCAGGTACGCATTGCCGGGCGTGATACAGGTGAAACGGAATTATCAGCCCGTCTTAATGAACCGCTGGCAAATGGTGCTGTGATCCATATCGTGCCGCGTCTGGCAGGAGCCAAAAGTGGCGGTGTGTTTCAGGCTGTGCTGGGGGCGGCTGTTATGGCGGTTGCTATATGGATGCCGGGGGTAGGAATTATGGCGAGTAATCTGCTGTTTTCTCTCGGTGCCAGTATGACGCTTGGCGGTGTTGCACAGATGCTGGCCCCTAAACCCAAAACCCCCCGCACACAGACAACGGATAACGGCAAACAGAACACCTATTTTTCTTCACTGGATAATATGGTTGCCCAGGGCAATGTTCTGCCCGTTCTGTACGGTGAAATGCGCGTGGGATCACGCGTGGTTTCTCAGGAGATCAGCACGGCAGACGAAGGGGACGGTGGTCAGGTTGTGGTGATTGGTCGCTGATGAAAAACGTTTTATGTGAAACCGCCTCCGGGCGGTTTTATCGTTTATGGGGCGTGAGGAATGGGTAAAGGCAGCAGTAAGGGGCATACCCCGCGCGAAGCAAAGGACAACCTGAAGTCCACGCAGTTGCTGAGTGTGATCGATGCCATCAGCGAAGGGCCGGTTGAAGGTCCGGTGGATGGATTAAAAAGCGTGCTGCTGAACAGTACACCGGTGCTGGACAGTGAGGGGAATACTAACATCTCCGGTGTCACGGTGGTGTTCCGGGCAGGTGAGCAGGAACAGACACCGCCGGAGGGATTTGAATCATCAGGTTCCGAGACGGTACTGGGCACGGAAGTGAAATACGACACGCCGATCACCCGGACCATCACGTCGGCAAACATTGACCGTCTGCGCTTTACCTTCGGTGTGCAGGCACTGGTGGAAACCACTTCAAAGGGGGACCGGAATCCGTCGGAAGTCCGCCTGCTGGTTCAGATACAGCGTAACGGTGGCTGGGTGACGGAAAAAGACATCACCATTAAGGGCAAAACCACCTCGCAGTATCTGGCCTCGGTAGTGGTGGATAATCTGCCGCCGCGCCCGTTCAACATCCGGATGCGCAGGATGACGCCGGACAGCACCACAGACCAGCTGCAGAACAAAACGCTCTGGTCGTCATACACCGAAATCATCGATGTGAAACAGTGCTACCCGAACACGGCACTGGTCGGCGTACAGGTGGATTCGGAGCAGTTCGGCAGCCAGCAGGTGAGCCGTAATTATCATCTTCGCGGGCGTATTCTGCAGGTGCCGTCGAATTATAACCCGCAGACGCGGCAATACAGCGGTATCTGGGACGGGACGTTTAAACCGTCATACAGCAACAACATGGCCTGGTGTCTGTGGGATATGCTGACCCACCCGCGCTACGGCATGGGGAAACGTCTCGGTGCGGCGGATGTGGACAAATGGGCGCTGTATGTCATCGGCCAGAATTGCGACCAGTCGGTGCCGGACGGCTTTGGCGGTACGGAGCCGCGCATCACCTGTAACGCTTACCTGACCACACAACGTAAGGCGTGGGATGTGCTCAGTGATTTCTGCTCGGCGATGCGCTGTATGCCGGTATGGAACGGGCAGACGCTGACGTTCGTGCAGGACCGACCATCGGATAAGGTGTGGACCTATAACCGCAGTAATGTGGTGATGCCGGATGATGGCGCACCATTCCGCTACAGCTTCAGCGCCCTGAAAGACCGCCATAATGCCGTTGAAGTGAACTGGATTGACCCGGATAACGGCTGGGAGACGGCAACAGAGCTTGTGGAGGACTCGCAGGCCATTGCCCGTTATGGTCGTAACGTCACGAAGATGGATGCGTTTGGCTGTACCAGTCGGGGGCAGGCGCACCGCGCCGGGCTGTGGCTGATTAAAACGGAGCTGCTGGAAACGCAGACCGTGGACTTCAGCGTGGGTGCTGAAGGGCTTCGCCATGTACCGGGCGATGTCATTGAAATCTGCGATGATGACTATGCCGGTATCAGCACCGGCGGGCGCGTGCTGGCGGTGAACAGCCAGACCCGGACGCTGACGCTCGACCGTGAAATCACGCTGCCATCCTCCGGTACCACGCTGATAAGCCTGGTTGACGGAAGTGGCAATCCGGTCAGCGTGGAGGTCCAGTCCATCACCGACGGCGTGAAGGTGAAAGTGAGCCGGCTTCCTGACGGCGTTGCCGAGTACAGCGTGTGGGGGCTGAAGCTGCCGACGCTGCGCCAGCGCCTGTTCCGCTGCGTGAGTATCCGTGAGAACGATGACGGCACGTATGCCATCACTGCCGTGCAGCATGTACCGGAAAAAGAGGCCATCGTGGATAACGGGGCGCACTTTGACGGCGACCAGAGCGGCACGGTGAATGGTGTCACGCCGCCAGCAGTGCAGCATCTGACCGCAGAAGTCACCGCAGACAGCGGGGAATACCAGGTGCTGGCCCGCTGGGACACGCCGAAGGTGGTGAAGGGCGTGAGCTTCCTGCTTCGCCTGACCGTGGCAGCGGATGACGGCAGTGAGCGGCTGGTCAGCACGGCCCGGACGACGGAAACCACTTACCGCTTCACACAACTGGCTCTGGGGAACTACAGGCTGACAGTCCGGGCAGTAAATGCGTGGGGGCAGCAGGGCGATCCGGCGTCGGTATCGTTCCGGATTGCCGCACCGGCAGCGCCGTCGCGGATTGAGCTGACGCCGGGCTATTTTCAGATAACCGCCACGCCGCATCTTGCGGTTTATGATCCGACGGTACAGTTTGAGTTCTGGTTCTCGGAAAAGCGGATTGCGGATATCAGGCAGGTTGAAACCACAGCACGCTATCTTGGTACGGCGTTGTACTGGATAGCCGCCAGTATCAATATCAAACCGGGCCATAATTATTATTTTTACGTTCGCAGTGTGAACACCGTTGGCAAATCGGCATTCGTGGAGGCTGTTGGTCAGCCGAGTGATGACGCATCCGGCTATCTGGATTTTTTCAAAGGCGAGATAGGGAAAACCCATCTGGCTCAGGAGCTGTGGACGCAGATTGATAACGGTCAGCTTGCGCCTGACCTGGCTGAAATCAGGACATCCATTACGGATGTCAGCAATGAAATCACACAGACCGTCAATAAGAAACTGGAAGACCAGAGTGCGGCAATTCAGCAGATACAGAAGGTTCAGGTTGATACAAATAATAACCTGAACAGCATGTGGGCTGTGAAGCTGCAGCAGATGCAGGACGGACGCCTTTATATCGCGGGTATTGGTGCCGGTATTGAGAACACCCCTGACGGCATGCAGAGTCAGGTGCTGCTGGCGGCAGACAGGATTGCGATGATTAATCCTGCGAATGGCAACACAAAGCCGATGTTTGTTGGTCAGGGCGATCAGATATTCATGAACGAAGTGTTCCTGAAATATCTGACGGCTCCCACCATTACCAGCGGCGGTAATCCTCCGGTATTTTCCCTTACACCGGACGGGCGACTGACGGCGAAAAATGCGGATATCAGTGGCAGTGTGAATGCGAACGCCGGGACGCTCAACAATGTCACGATAAATGAAAACTGTCGGGTTCTGGGAAAACTGTCTGCGAACCAGATTGAAGGCGATCTCGTTAAAACAGTGGGCAAAGCTTTCCCCCGGGACTCCCGTGCACCGGAGCGGTGGCCATCAGGGACCATTACCGTCAGGGTTTATGACGATCAGCCGTTTGACCGGCAGATTGTTATTCCCGCGGTGGCGTTTCGTGGCGCTAAACATGAGCGGGAGAATAACGATATTTATTCGTCATGCCGCCTGATAGTGAAGAAAAACGGTGCTGAAATTTATAACCGTACCGCGCTGGATAATACGCTGGTTTATACAGGTGTTATTGATATGCCTGCTGGTCGCGGTCACATGACGCTGGAGTTTTCGGTATCAGCGTGGCTGGTAAATGACTGGTATCCCACAGCCAGTATCAGTGATTTGCTGGTTGTGGTGATGAAGAAATCCACAGCAGGTATCACGATTAGCTGAATTTTCATAACCCATATGCGGGCGCCATTTCTGGCGCCTTTTTTATTGCAGAAAAGCGAGAGGTAATTATGCGTAAAGTTTGTGCAGCCATTTTGTCCGCAGCCATCTGTCTGGCCGTATCCGGTGCGCCTGCATGGGCGTCTGAGCAGCAGGCCACACTGAGCGCAGGGTATCTTCATGCCCGTACGAACGCTCCCGGCAGCGATAATCTGAACGGGATTAACGTGAAATACCGTTATGAGTTTACGGACACGCTGGGGCTGATTACGTCATTCAGTTATGCCAACGCTGAAGATGAGCAAAAAACGCATTACAGCGATACCCGCTGGCATGAGGATTCCGTGCGTAACCGCTGGTTCAGCGTGATGGCGGGGCCGTCTGTGCGCGTGAATGAATGGTTCAGCGCGTATGCGATGGCGGGTGTGGCTTACAGCCGTGTGTCGACTTTCTCCGGGGATTATCTCCGCGTAACTGACAACAAGGGGAAAACGCACGATGTGCTGACCGGAAGTGATGACGGTCGCCACAGCAACACGTCTCTGGCGTGGGGGGCTGGCGTGCAGTTTAACCCGACCGAATCCGTGGCCATTGATATTGCTTATGAAGGTTCCGGCAGTGGTGACTGGCGCACTGACGGTTTCATCGTGGGTGTCGGTTATAAATTCTGATTAGCCAGGTAACACAGTGTTATGACAGCCCGCCGGTTCAGGCGGGTTTTTTTGTGGGGGGAATATGGCAGTACGGATTTCAGGTGTACTGAAAGATGGCGCAGGTAAGCCGATACAAAACTGCACCATTCAGCTAAAGGCCAGGCGCAACAGCACCACGGTGGTGGTGAACACAGTGGCCTCAGAAAACCCGGATGAAGCCGGGCGTTACAGCATGGACGTTGAGTACGGTCAGTACAGCGTTATTCTGTTGGTGGAAGGCTTCCCGCCATCGCATGCCGGGACCATCACCGTGTATGAAGACTCACAACCGGGTACGCTGAATGATTTTCTCGGTGCCATGACGGAGGATGATGTCCGTCCGGAGGCACTGCGCCGCTTTGAACTGATGGTGGAAGAGGTGGCGCGTAACGCGTCCGCAGTAGCACAGAACACGGCAGCCGCGAAGAAGTCAGCCAGTGATGCCCGCACATCAGCCCGTGAGGCGGCAACCCATGCGACTGATGCTGCGGACTCCGCACGCGCAGCCAGCACGTCAGCCGGACAGGCCGCGTCGTCGGCTCAGTCAGCGTCTTCCAGCGCAGGAACGGCATCAACAAAGGCTACTGAAGCATCAAAAAGTGCTGCCGCTGCAGAGTCTTCAAAAAGCGCGGCAGCCACCAGTGCCGGTGCAGCGAAAACGTCAGAAACGAATGCCGCAGCATCACAAAAATCTGCGGCCACTTCTGCATCCACCGCGACCACGAAAGCGTCAGAAGCTGCCACCTCAGCCCGGGATGCGTCGGCTTCAAAAGTGGCGGCAAAATCATCAGAAACGAGCGCTGCCTCGAGCGCCGGCAGTGCAGCTTCCTCGGCAACGGCAGCAGGAAATTCCGCGAAGGCCGCAAAAACGTCTGAGACGAATGCGGATAACAGCGCACAGGCGGCAGCAGACTCACAAACTGCATCGGCAAACTCCGCGACAGCAGCCAAAAAATCAGAAACCAACGCGAAAAATAGTGAGGCAGCAGCAAAGGTCAGCGAAACCAACGCTAAAGCGTCAGAGAACAAGGCGAAAGAATATCTCGACAAGGTCGGGGGACTCGTCAGCCCGATGACGCAATACGATTGGCCCGTTGTTACTGGTAATGAGTCTTTTTACATAAAGATCGCGAAACTTTCCGATCCCGGAAGCGGCAATTGCCATGTAACGCTAATGGTTACTAACGCTGGTAACTACGGCTCCCCTTACGGAAACATTGACTTTATCGAGATCTCGGCGCGCGGTCTGCCTTCTTTGCTTAGTGCGGATAATGTTTCTCGTCATCTGAGTATACGCCGCTTAGGGTCAACCGGGCTGACCGATAACAACCAGATGCGTTACGGCCTGGTTAAAGGTGACGGCTTTATTGAGGTTTGGGCCTTCCAGCGCGCATTTATCAACGGCGCAAAGGTTGCGGTACTGGCGCAGACGGCACGCCCGGAATTATACATTCCAGACGGATTTGTTAAGCAAACCGCCGCGCCTTCTGGATATGTTGAAAGCCCCGTTGTAAGGATTTACGACCAGTTAAACAAGCCGACTAAAGCAGATTTGGGTCTTTCTAATGCTATGCTTACAGGCGCTTTCGGTCTTGGCGGTAGCGGGATATCAACAAACGGCAAGATGAGCGATGTAGAGATCTTAAAAGCTCTGCGTGACAAAGGTGGTCATTTCTGGCGCGGTGATAGGCCGACCGGAAGCACGGCGACCATTTATAGCCACGGTTCTGGTATATTCTCGCGGTGCGGCGATACGTGGTCAGCGATCAATATCGACTACTCAACCGCGAAGATTAAGATCTATGCCGGCAACGATGCCCGGCTTAACAACGGGACTTTTAGCGTCAATGAGCTATACGGCTCGGCAAACAAGCCGTCGAAATCGGATGTTGGACTTGGCAACGTAACGAACGATGCGCAGGTGAAAAAATCCGGCGATGTTATGTCTGGTGATCTTGATATATTGAAAGAAACGCCATCTATCAGGCTAAAATCAGCAAAAGGAACCGCTCATCTGTGGTTCATGAACAACGACGGAAGCGAGCGCGGCGTTGTTTGGTCGCCTGAAAACAACGAATCACTTGGCGAAATCCACATCAGGGCGAAAAACACAAAAGGTGAATCAAGTGGTGATTTTATTGTTCGCCACGACGGGAGGGTTGAGGCCCGCAATCTAAAAATAACTTACAAAATCAGCGCAGCCACCGCAGAATTTGCAAACACAAGCACCAGTTCCGATAACACTACGGTAAGCATCAAAGGATCTCAGCATACGCCTTTGGTTTTAACGAGCAACAACACAATTAAAAACTTGTCCATTGGGTTTAAGGTTGATGATGTTGATCAAAAATACCTGGGTATAGCTGGTGACGGTGATTTGTATTTTGGTAGTTATTCTGACCACACAAAAAACAGCAAAGTAATCACACAAGCAAAACTCGATAGCGGGGTGACGGTAGGCGGTAAAACAACCTTTTCTGACCTTGCCACATTTAACGCAGGTATGGCGGGATCTATCGAGCCGGAAACCATTGACAACAAGACTATTGATTTAAACGACTTGATCATTGCTAATACAGTGGCTGGATCTGTTAAATACTATCAATGCAAAACTGTCGCAGGTGGTGCATATATTACCAATAAGCCTGACGGCGTAAGCGGTAACTTTTTGCTACGTGTAGAATCTACTCGTAAAACTACGGGTTCAGATTATGCGATCATGCAAACGCTGATTGGCAGCGACACAAAACGCATATACGTTCGCTTTGTTGTCAATGGAAGTTGGACGGAGTGGAGTCAGGTAGTTGTTTCAGGATGGAATCAGGATGTAACCGTCAGGTCGTTAACCTCGACGACTCCATCAAAATTAGGCGGCGGGCGTGTTGATGTGCTGGGGAGTACGTCAGATTACAGTAGTATGAATTGTGCTGTGCGCGGTGTTGATAGCACTGGAACCAATTCGGCGTGGTCAGTAGGTACATCGAAAAACACGGGAAAAATGTTGTGCCTTAAAAACCACAGAAGCAGCGCTCAAGTGCTGTTAAATGGCGATGATGGCGCGGTGCAACTACTAAGCGGTACTGTCAACGGTGCTACAGCACAGGCGCTAACCATCAACAAAGATGAGGTTAACTCAACTGCCGATTTAGTAATTAGAAAACAAACAGGGACTGGCAATCGTTTTGCTTTACTTAATTCAGGTAATTCAGAACTACCAGTTAGTATCAGGGTGTGGGGTTCCAGTACTCGACAAAACGTTTTTGAGGTTGGCACGTCTGCTGCGTATCTGTTTTATGCGCAAAAAACAACAGACGGGCAAAACCTTACTGTAAACGGAAGTGTTAACTGCACCACACTGAATCAGTCATCAGACCGCAGACTGAAAGAAAATATCGAGATTATCGATAACGCGACTGACGCAATCCGCAAAATTAATGGATACACGTACACGCTCAAGGAGAATGGGGCACATTGCGCCGGGGTTATAGCCCAGGAAGTTGAAGAGGCCATCCCGGAGGCCGTTGGTTCATTCATCCATTACGGTGAAGAGTTGCAAGGCCCGACCGTTGACGGCAACGAGCTACGCGAAGAAACGCGCTATCTTAATGTTGACTACGCCGCCGTGACGGGTTTACTTGTTCAGGTCGCCCGTGAAACAGATGATCGCGTTACCTCGCTGGAAGAAGAAAACGCAGAATTAAAACAAAGATTATCTGCAATTGAGGCGGCGCTTGCCTCTAAATAATATTAAGGGGCTGTGCGCCCCGTTTTATTGGGTAGGATGAAAATGGGTATAACACCTTTCCTTCATGCACTTTGTGCTGTGGCTGCGCAGATACTGGTGGGGCTTTTTACCGGAAACTGGGTTTACGGAGCGATAGCCAGTTGTACGTTCTTCATTGCGGGCGAACACACCCAAGCATAATATCGCTGGATTGAAATGTTCGGGCATGGCAAGCGGATTAACATGCCGTGGTGGGGCGGTTTTGATCCACGCGCATGGGATGTGGCAAGCCTGATGGATTTTGCTGTGCCGATGGTAGCGTGTCTTCTGATCTGGCTGTTGATCCGTTGAACATAAAAAGCCGCAGCAACTTGCCATGGCAGGATACTGCGGCTGGTTTGTGAGTTTAAATAGTGTGTTTATTGCGATATATTTTAATGACTTAATGGATTACATATCTATGATATTCCTGAAATATCCTCTTCAAGCTCTTTTACTGATTTCGCAATTTTAAATTTAAACTTCCTCTCTATTTCACTATTGCTAAGTTTTTTTTCCTTCTCTTTACCTATCCACATAGAAACAAGTTCTCGTTTCTGAGATATATGTAGATTGTCAAAGTTAGGTATGTATTTAAAAGTCTCCGCTCTACCTCTGCGGAGTTCATAGAAAGTTTTAATCAAAGATTTTGGTTTTATTTCTGATGAAAGGCCGAATCGGCGGATAAGATTATTGATAGTATGATTAACAGAGCGAAGTTGAGCTGTTGAGGTTATTTGTGAGAAGTACGATACCCATCCCAATCGTTTACCTTCAAACACACATCCCGTAATTCTGAGATTTAGTTTCCACTGACAATATGCAACAGCTCGTTCTTTATCACGCTTACTTTTAGCTTGTAGTAGAGCGTGCCTATATGCAGTAAAAATTTTTGCTAAGGATGACTCAAATCTAAGAATGCTCTCATGTTTTATCAATAATTCTCGATTTTCTATGTGGTATCCCAAAAAGTTAAAACTTTCATCCAAACTGCCTACTTTGGATTTTGAGTTCTCTTCATTTAATGGATGTGGGTTTAAATTTAATGATTGAAGCTTATCAATGATATGAGAAGCTATTTTTGTTGCTTGATATTTTGGTGTTAAAATAAGAATGTCATCAACGTATCGCATGTACCATATGTCATGCATTTTATTGATTTCATCATCGAAATTAGATAGTGATATTTCAGCTAAAATGTTTGATATCGCTAATCCCTGAGGTACTCCTCTGGTATTATTAGGGATACCTTTGCTTCCTGTGGTTCCACTTACAGTAGGCACGATTAATGATGATGTTATTAACTGTCTAATTTCTTTTTTTCTAATTTTATTTTTTATTGCATTAATTATCAATTTATGTTCAATTGAAGGATAGAAACTTTTAAGATCTATTTTTGCATATTCAGCATATAGACTGTTGTTTAATGCTTCTTTCAATGAGTCAATTACTGTATGTGGTAGTTTTAATCTGGACTTAGGATATATTTCCGTAAGGCATTCACAGAGAGCTCTAAGAGTAATTCTGTCCCTAGCAGTTGGTATGGAAATCTGTCTGGGTGTAGAGTTAGCGCCTTTAGATATTAATTTTTCTTTATATGCTGTAAATTTGTAATTGCCAGAATTAACCTTTTCAAAAATGAAAGTGATCTCATTTTTTATTGTCAAATCAAGTTTTGATGGGCGAATCCGATCTATGCCAATCGCTCCTGATTCTTTGATTTTTTCAGAGTATACTTTTAGAAGGTTTTTTTTCGAGAATGACTTTTTAAAAATTCTGCTTGCAGTCATAGTCAATCCAAAGATATATTAATGGGAGTATATAAAGTGCGGCAGTAATAAATATTCGAAGTAATATCCATAAAATAACAATTATTTTTTCTTTTTGTGTGGGGATCCTCGTCTTAAGTCCAACTTGAGTTACCCTTGAAATTTTATCATCTATGTCACGGTGATTCTCAACCTCATTGAGCAAATTAAAATATTTTTCTTTCTGTTCAAGAGATAACTGTTGACTGGTGGTAATGTCAAAATAGAGTCGCTGTAGTGCAATATAATTCCTTCTCATAGCTATTGCTCGACCACGAAAATCTAGGTTAGATACGATCAGAGAAATACCCAGTAGAGCCACTGAAAGTATCGCCGCAACGATATCTGTATTATCTCCTAGAACCTTTGGAAATCGCAACGTTACAATTGAAAGTACCGCACTCAATATAGCATACCAAACGAGGATAAATTGAGAGTGTTTTTCAAGCCATTCTAGTCGATGGTGCGCTTGGATACGTGCTTTATATGTAAACCAAATATTGTCATGCAT